CAATTATGTCTTATCGCGCCTTATCATGGGCAGCAAAGCAGGCTCTCCCAGCTTATGAAAAGCTTGTCCTGCTTATGCTCGCAGACAGAGCGGATGATCATGACAAATGCTGGCCTTCAGTTCCTAAGCTTATGAAGGATTGTGGCATCTCTAGAGCGCAAGTTCAGAAGTGCCGCAAGAGACTAGAAGAACGTGGGCTTGTCCGCAGGGATGCCCAGACGAGAACCTACGGCCAGACCTCAAACATGTACTACCTAGACTTAACCGTGACAATTGAACATGAGGTCAGTACCCCCGCCTCCAATAGAGGCCCCCCCGCCTCCAATAGACGCCCAGAACCAGTAACCATTAACCAATCAGTATAACCTCTGGAATCCCTGCCAGAGGATAGAGACTATAGGTAGTATACTAGAAAACACGCGGAACAGGAACATAACAATGGAACTCAGAAGCTATCAATATCGCGCCATAGACGAGCTACGCCAATCCCTCTTGGCGGGGAATCGTAGGGTCGTCATCCAGTCACCCACCGGATCCGGCAAGACTGTCATCGCCGCTGCAATCGTGAACATGGCCCGTGACAAGGGCAAGCGGATCATCTTCGCTGTGCCTGCGCTGAGCCTGATCGATCAGACGGTGGAGCGGTTCAGGCAGAACGGGATCTTCGAGATCGGCGTGATGCAGGGCCAGCACGAGATGACGGACTATGATCAGCCGGTTCAGGTCTGCTCAGTTCAAACACTGGCGCGGAGACAACCACCCAAGGCTGATCTGGTGATCCTGGATGAAAGCCATGTTATGTTCAAGCTTTATGATGACTGGATGAACCGGCCTGAGTGGAAGAAGGTTCCGTTCATCGGGTTGACCGCAACGCCCTGGGCGAAGGGTATGGGTGCGCCCGGTCGCTGGGATGATCTGATCATCGGATCGACCCTGCAGGAACTGATCGAACTGGGCCATCTGTCAGACTTCCGCTGTTATGCTCCAGCCCATCCTGATCTGGCGGGGGTGAAGACAATCGCCGGGGATTACGATCCCAAGGGTCTGGGACATGCGATGGATAAGGCTCCGCTGGTCGCTGACATCGTCTCGACATGGCTGGAACGTGGCGAGAACCGTGCAACAATCTGCTTTGCTGTGAACAGGGTGCATGCAAAGCACATCCAGACCCAGTTCAGCGATGCCGGTGTGCGGGCTGAGTACATGGACGCCTACACAGATCTGGAAGACCGGGCCGACATCGTTCGCAGGTTCAGCAACGGCGATGTGCAGGTGATCTGCAACGTGGGTGTACTGACGACTGGGTTCGATGCAGATGTGCGGTGCATCATTCTGGCGCGGCCTACTAAGTCTGAGATCCTGTATGTGCAGATGATCGGTCGCGGCCTGAGAACAGCTGACGGGAAACAAAACGCACTGATTCTCGATCACAGCGACACCACAATGCGCCTTGGGTTCGTGACTGACATAGGAACTAACAAGCTGCACGATGGGGTAGCCAACAAGCAGACAGTCGAGAGAACAGCGCCACTCCCGAAGGAATGCCCCAAGTGCGCGTTCCTGAAGCCTCCGAAGACCCGCAAGTGCCCTTCATGTGGATTTGAGGCTGTAGCTGTCTCTGAGGTCGAGAACCAGGATGGTGAGCTTCAGGAGCTTACCCGTGGAAAGAAGCTGAAGCCCAACGTCTACACGATGGTTGACAAACAACGCTGGTACGCGCAACTTGTCCTGCATGCAGAACTGAGGGGCTATAAGCGCGGCTGGTCATACTGGGCTTACAAAGACAAGTTTGGCGTAGGCCCCGATAGCTCGCTACTGCATACTGCCGCCAGAGAAATATCACCAGAAGTCCAAAGCTGGATCACAGCACGGAACATCCGCAAAGCAAAAGCAAAGGAGAGAGCAGCATGAATGACATCGCATATAGGCTACGTGAATCAGCCAAGGAAACCTTCTACGATCCACTCAAATCAGAACTTAACGAAGCCGCCGACCACATTGAAAAGTTGACAGGGCTTGTTAAGGAATTTCTTAGGTCTAATTGGGACAAATCTTGGCCCACCATGAGAAAATACGATACGTTTGAGGAATATGAAAGCGCAGTGCTGGAGGGAAAAGATGACTGATCCAGCTAAATGCCACTGCGGCTCCATCAGTTGGGAGCGCAACATTGAAGATAGCCGATACATCTGCGCCAGTTGCAAGCGGCCCCTGTGGCAACCGATAGACACCGCGCCAATGGATGGGACTACAGTTTTGGGATATGACCATGGCTGGCGTGGAACAATTCGCTATTGGCGTGGGCCAAAGGTATGGGTGGATGAGATAGATCAGCATTGTTACCCATCTCATTGGATGCCACTTCCAGAGGGACTGGGCAAATGACTGGCGCTAGAGATATCGCTAAGGGCCGGTGGAAAGAGATCTTGCCCGCCCTGGGCGTCGATGCCCAGTTCCTGCAAAACCGTCATGGTCCATGCCCCATATGTGGCGGGGCTGACCGCTTCCGCTGGGATGACCAGAACAGCGAAGGTGGGTTCATCTGCTCACAGTGTGGCGGGGGCGACGGGTTCAGGCTCGCCGGTCGCGTCACTGGACAGACATTCAAGCAGCTAGCCGACAAGGTGGAAGAGATGCTTGGACACAGCAATGACTACCGCGGTCCTGTTGGCGACATCGAAGAGCTTCGCCAGCGGGAGAAAATGAAAACCGTCTGGGAAGCCTCAGGAAGCCCCAGGATTGGTGGCCCGGTGGATGGATACCTAGAAGCCCGAGTTGGCTGTCTGTGGCCTTCTCAGGCGATCCGTGAAGGCATCTACGGGCAGCACTCCGTCATGGTCTGCAAGATCGTGGATCATGCGGGTGAAAGAGCCGTGAATCTGCATCTCACAATGCTGACCGATGACGGGCAGAAAGCCAACTTGGACGTAGCAAAGCGCGTCATGAAGGGGAAGCTGCCTGATGGGTGCGCGATCCGGCTGGGTCCAGAGAAGGCTGTGATGGGTGTTGCGGAGGGCATTGAGACCGCCATCAGCGCCGCCATCATGTTCGATATGCCGGTTTGGGCCTGCATAAATGGGACGCTGCTATCCAAATGGATACCCCCCGCCAAGGCAGAGCAGATCACGGTTTTTGGCGATAACGATGCAAATTATACTGGTCAATCAAAGGCTTACCATCTCGCAAATCGCCTAGAGGTTCAGTACAAGCGGCGCGTTGTAGTGGCGATTCCGCCCCTACAGGGGGATGACTGGAATGATCATCTACATAAAACTCGGGGTCAAAACGGGGCGAGTTTCCTGCGGATTGTGAAGTAGCCGCCAGCAACCGCCAGCAACCGCCAGAAACTAAAACGGGACCGAAGGAGTCAATCCCGGTCCCGTCAATCAGGCGCAACGCACAACCACCGCGCCTAATGGTGTCCCTTATGCTTTGGGGATGTGAACAGCGCGCTGAATAGGACAAACGCGCCGAACAGGGTGAAGTAGAGGACCGCGCCAGCTAGCCGGATCATTTGGTTTTCCTCGACTTAGAGCCACCAATCTTGCCAGCACGGGACGCCAATGTGGGGTCCATGCTGAACGACCGCTTACTAGGCCGCACCTTCTTGCCACCAATAGCTCCAGCTTTAGCAGCCAGCGCCTTGTTCGTGGAGAATGCTCGCTTCTCAGCTGGAACAGACTTTCCGCCTTTGGTCGCGATCTCTTTCCGCTTTTCTGGTGTCATGCCAGCAAAGCCACGCTTAGCCGGTTCCACCACCACCCAGTTTGATGTTTCAGAAGTCATAGTTTTCGTCCTCCTCATTGATGAAAACATCCAAAAACCTACGCACAGAACGGGCATCCTTTTTGGATAGATTGACAAACGCGCTTCTGGTTTCGCCTTTGCCAGTTCGCTGAACTTTAATCATCAGGTTTTCTGGGTCTTCAGTGTCATGCGTGAACTCTACCGTATCATTATCCGCATCTGTTATTGTTAAGCTGTAATCCCTCATCTCAGACCCCCTTCGCTTTGCACAGAATGTCGATAGACTTCTGGATTTCAGTGTCCAAACGGTCCCGGTCCCCACTGTTGTGAGCGAGCGCGATGGCCTCCAGTGCCGCTAACATCTCTGGCGCGGCGACCAGAATGCTCACGTTGTTTTCGGTCCTATGGGTCATAACCCGGCAGATCGAAACATCCCGGTCGGGATCCTGTGACCGAATATAGGTAGAGTTATGCACCCATTTGGTGTGCCAAGGTCCCGGTGTATGTGGTAGCCGCTGCGGTACGTAGTGTTTCATATTTTCCCCCATTGTTCAGCCATTGCATCGGCGATCCCGCTGAATGTTGCAGATCGAATCTTCCACCGGTCAGCGGACGGTGGGAGATTGTACCATTTGGGCAGACTGCGCCCTGATTTGGTGACATGCCGCTCACCATGACCAACCATGTCAGTCGGGACCAGCGAAGGCAGATCTTTGAGCCAGAGGCATGTGGTCTTCGTCGCCTCATGACCAAACATCCAAGGCTGGATGATCTGGTCCGGTTTTCTAATGCGGCTGGATATGATTGACACTGGGTTTTCCAGTGCAATGCGCGGGATGGGAGCCGCTAGCAGTGTCCGCACGAATGCGAGCGCCTCCAGTTGCTCCTGTACCTTGTCCTTGAACCAGCGGGCTCCGCTGACCGCCAGATGGGTGCATGGCGGATGGGCAACCATCAGGTCCCAGCCATCATGCAGACGGTCCAGCACGTCACCCTGATGGTGATATGCCGGGTCCGCATCACAGGGCAGCAGATCGCAGGACCAAGCGTCATGACCTCTGGCGCGGAAAGCATCCCGCACTGTTCCAGAGTACTCACAGGCGATTAGAACGCGCATGGGATAAGCCCCTGCTGTTCCATCGCGCCCAACAGCACGGGATATGGGTCGCATTGGGTGATTTGCCAAAGCTCTAAAATCTCTGCGTTATATTGCTCCGCTATTTTGCGTGGCAGTGGGGGCGAATATTCGCGGGAATGGAGAGTCGGATCCATGCCTATGCCAATGGTCCGAATCCATTTATCGGCGATATATTTGGCGCGGCGATCTAATTGTTCTGCTGTTTTCTGTAAGCTCATGACCAAACCCCCTCAGTTGTTAAAACAGCAATGAACCCGATGTAGGCGCAGCCACGTCCGACCGCTTTTATGGTCTCGTCGTCTTGACCGTCCCAGACAGTGGGCAATGTGTCGGTGGCAGCGTAGACGTGATAGCCGGTCGATGTGTCGTGCGGGTTATGGGTCAGGGCATAGTCGCGCCCATGTGCGCCAATGCTATCGTCCAAGGCGCGAGCGAACTCGACCGCCGTGCCAGTGAACGTCCTGCCGTCAAGATCGGCGCTGTCGCCGAAAATGAAGCCGCTGTTGTTTTCTATGAGAATGTAACGATCCATGACCATTCCCCCTAATGATAAGCGGCAAGCAACCACTGACGGGCGCTTTCCAGTGAGTAGCAATGCTTGACTTCGCCATGAACCGACACGGCGCGCCAATGATGACGGTCCCGGTTCTTGACTTTGATTGGTCCAATGTAACCAGTGGGGCGACCAAAATAAGTTAGCTGATAGATACCGTCAGCTTTGGTTAGCTGGATTGGGCTTTGCTTTTGCTGTATCATGTGACTGTCTCCGTTGTGGGACGACTCATAAGTTATCATATACTTGACCATAGTCAACAGCTAAATTCACAAACGGTCCAATGACCAATGGTCCAACGGTCCAACGGTCCATGACCAATGACCAATGACCAATCCGAAAAGGCTAGTCCAATGAGCGAAATGACCATCTTCTATATTGCTGTGTTCGTGTTTTTCATCTGTCCAGTGGTCATAGTCATATGGGCAGTGGTTGTTGACCATATAAGCAAGCGCAATTTTCCCCCGCCAGAGGGTGACCAATGGTCCAGCTGCGTAGTCCGGTCCACTGACCAATGACCAATGACCAGGACGCGACTATGCGTCCCCTGGTCCGTGACCATGGTCCAGCGGTCCAGTCCAGTGACTGAACCGAAATAGCGATTTAGGTTCTGCTATCGCTGCAGTCGTTTGCGGCGCGATAGCTCTGAGGTTATCGAATCCATTTCCGCTAGCAGCTTAGCAACATATGGGTCACGTGTATCGCGCTCACGGTATATCGGGAGAGTCGCCGATATATCGCGCAATGCGCCCTGTAGCTCTGCGACGGGCTTTCCCTTGGCGCGGGCTTCATAATAGGCAAGTGACTGATAGACGGGTTCAACCTTCATAGGGCGACTCCATTAGGGTTATGAATTAACATTACCTTAACCTATTAGACAAAACACAAGGCGCACAATCCGCCCACAAAAACCCAGCACACAAGCGCTGCAATAACCTCAATTGTCTTTTCCATGATTGACTCCATTCGGTTTCGGTTTCGCATAGCACTATTAAGGCGCGCCATGACGCGCCCGTGTTAGTGTTAAGCAGCTATCGCATAATCGCGCACAACGAATCCGCTCTTATCGCGCTTTGCCTTGTTTCCCTTAGGCGTTAACGCCACAACGACTCCGCGCCCGTCTAAGTGGCGAAGATCATGCTCATCGCCGTCAATTGTGGGAAAGCCATTCCATGTTGCGGGGCGCGTTCCTGCAAACACAACGGCGACACTTCCCCCGGCGCGCAATATTTCAACGCATTGCGACTCGTTTTTCTCACTATGGGAAAATGTCAAATGATAATTTGCGGGAAACTTTCCCTGAGCATGTGCTAAAGCTCGTTTAAAGCTTTTCGTGTAGTCAGTGAATTGAATTGCGGGAAACGACTCCATCATAGTCGCGCCGCTTTCATCCCTAATGGCTTCAAAGGCGATATCGGTAGACCCATTCGGGCGGATGCAAAGTTTAAGGCTAGCCTTTTCCGCTTGGCGCATTGTGGCGTTAATGGCGCGCCACATATCGCGCAAATAGCTTTTCCGATCTTTCATAAAGCGGCGCGCCTTGGCAATGCGCGATAACATGACTGAGGGATAATAGACGGCCGCCCCTGATTCCGCGCCAAGGCAAAGCGCTTTGCATCCATCGCTAGCGTCGCCGCAAAGATTGCCAACGCCTGCTAGTGTATAGGGCGCCATATAGTGAATCCCATTCATCCATCCCTTTTTGATCGCTTTGATTGCTTTGGGATTGTCTACCGAAAAGATTCTGTTTTTCATGATCCGACTCCGTTGTGCGTTGTGGCACGACTCATTTATGCATTAAATGCATATACTTGTATCGCAATGAATGTAATAAATAAAATAATTCAAATTGAGTGCGATTCCCTATTGCGAATCGTATGCATAAAGCGCATACATATTGGGCGAGCAACGCACACAACAAAACGGAGTCACACAATGGAAAACCACTACCGCTCACTTTCTTCTATTGCCCGCGAAATTTGCAAAGATTGGGAAAAGGTAAATTATGCGGCGAAACCGTATCTTTGCGCTATGCAAACCATGGGCGATATACGGGACAAGTATGGTTCAGAAGACGGGACTAGCGTGGTTAATTATTTCCTAAACAATGCTAGCGCTTGGCGCGGCGATACCGCAAAGCGGATCAAATCGGAATTAAAGGCAATGGTAGCGAATAAGCCCGTGAAGCTTGCAGCATAAGGAGTCAGGCTATGAAATATCGCAAAATCGGCGGATTACATTTTCTGAAAATTGGGCGCATTACTTTTTCGTGGTGCGTATCGAAGCCAAAGAATCCCAAGGTTGAGGCAATCAAAGCGCTTAAAAAGCGAATAAGCAAAGCTAAAGCTAATTTCAAATTAGGAGTCGCGCTATGATCAAATCAACACAATGGCGAGTCACGAAACATAGCGGCGAATCCGCGCCATGGTATCTTGAGTCGCAAGTTTTGCTAGATGACGGGACTAGCACGCCATGGGGAACCATAGGACGCTACCGCACAAGAAAAGGCGCGATTCATGTTGGCATGATCATGCGAGAAAGAGGAGAGCGCATATCATGGCCGGGGGGTGCTATTCGCATGGGGCTTGCGCTTGTGGAATCTTGTTGACTTATATGCGGTAAATGCATATAAATGAGTCGTAGTCACAACGCTACGCAATGGAGTCGGATCATGGAATACGGAAACAAGTGTGATTACAAAAAGATAGACTTGTTTTGCAAGCATGAAGGCAAAACAGGGGCGGATCAGTTTTTGAATAGCTATGTTGGTTCTACAACATGGGCGCGCAATTTGAAGGTAGCACGTGAATATATGGCGGCAAAACTTGGAGTCGATCCGTCTAGGATTGTTGCCGTATATGCATAAGCTAAACAATGGAGTCGCGCTATGAAAATGAAACCTGAGCACTATTTCCATGTTCGCAATTGTTTTGAGCAAAGCGCACATTGGATTCCCATGATACGGGAAAGCATAGCTAATGAAAACAAGGCGAAAGATCATGATAAGCGCTTGCGTTGGGATATGCTTTACACTGCAGTAGGTTCTAGATGGATATGCGACAATCTCTATTCATACCTAGACGATTCCCATATCGACTCCGCATTGCGCGATATCATGCGTCAATTTGATGCGCCACCTAAGTATGTATGGACTCGTCATCCCATAGGCGTCTTTTGACATAGCCTAAACAATAGCCGCGCCAAGGGATGAAGCTGGAGTCATTGCGACTCCGGCTCTTTAGCCGTTTGACTCATATGCAGGAAATGCATATATTGAGTCGTGGGCGCAACAAGCCCCGAAACGAGGAGTCGAACAATGGCTTGCATTCATACACCGGAAGATATCGGCAAATCTAATGCGGAGTGCGCTTACGATATGGTTTGTGATTATGCTAATCTTGACGAGTCAAAAGAAGCTTTCTGGCAAAATATGGCCGACACAATTGCTGAATATAAAATGTCGGATGAAGAGTTTAATCGCGCCGTTAACGCTTTCGATAAGCGCTGCTATGAATTAGCGGAGCGTGTAGCGAAAGAAGAGTATGAAATGCTGGCGATTGAGTCTGGTTCGCGTGTTGTTATCACAAGCGGAAAAGAGCGGGGGTTTGAAGGGGTTTATGACCGGCCATTTCGCGACGAAAACGGAAACCGTGTTTTTGTTGTTATCTTTCACAATGAAGAGCCGGAAGATGAAGACGACAATGAAGACACTTTTGTGTATGCCCGCTCAATTCGTGCAATTGGCAAAGTGAAGCGCAGGCGCAAAGCCTAATGAAGCGCACAAGGTAGCAACAAACCCCCGGTGTAAGAGCCGGGGTATTTTTTTGTCTAACATCCAGGTATTGCTCTGATTATGTTGCGTAGGATTGGATTAGAGCGTCACTGACGGGCTTTAAGCTTGGCCGGTATGTTGGTATGGAAAACTTAGACTTGGCTGGTTTCTTGTTTTGTTCTCACATGGTTTTGTGCTATATTGGGTGCGTTCAAACAAGGCGCGCCTTGTGATATGGATTCCCTATTGGCGCTCACATGTTGGCGCGGATAACAGGGGAATTCCATGGCTAGCGATACAAGCGCACAATCAAAGCCCATAAAGCTAAAAGGCGAGAGACGCTATAGCGGGAGAGAGCACCGGGAACAATTGCAAGCTATTGTCCCTGAGGTGAAGGCAAAGCGAATAGCACTAGAGAAGGAATACAAGCGAAAGCCCTATAGCAGGGAAGCTTTCTTGTCAGTGTGTGAGCGCATGGCGCATGGGGAAACAACGTCAGAGGCATTGCAGTCTGAGGGAATAGCACCATCGACGTTTTATGGATGGATGGAAAGAGAGAGTGAAGAATCCGAAGAACTTCGGAGCATATTCGGGCGCGCGCGCTACGCTCTAGCTGAAGCGGCATTTTCTGAGGCATTACAACGCTCTAGGGCCTTGATGGATGAGCCCGACATTGACTCTGCACGTGTTGGCGCGGCGCGCCTGCTAGTCGATACTCTCAAATGGTATGCGGAGCGATTGAACCCGCGCCAATACGCCATGCAACGCATTGAACCCGTAGCGCAGACCGTTCACAACGTGACCAACAATCTGACGATAGACGCACAATCCCTTGGCGCGGATCAGCGCAGCGCATTGCGGACTGCATTAATTGCAGCCCGTGACCATAAGATTATCGACAACTAAACTAAAGCATAAGCACACAAAACTAAACTAAACTAAACCTTAGCCAACTAAACGTGTGAGTTTCTTACATAGTCTCACCGCTCTAGTATACAGCTAAGTTTAGTTTAGTGCTTATGCTTTAGTTTCCACAGTTTAGTTTTAGTTTCCAAGGTACCTCAGGCATCACCCACCCTATGCCCCGGTCCAGAGGAGGCCCCCAGGTCTTAGGTACCAAATCCCCTCAAACATAACGCGCCATATATTGCGATCCCCACCCCATATGCACATAATACATACCCATACTCCCCCCCCCCGGTCCCCACCCTGTAGGTACCTGCTCTCTATACAGTGCGGCTTAGCGCGCTACCCCAGCATAGGCCATAGGTATACCCCCCCCGGTACCCCCGGTCATAGGTACCCCTGTATTGGGTCCCTCTGTAGATAGTTAGCTTATGGGGTAACTAGTTGTGACATTCCCCGCCAGTGGTGTGGCGGATGTTTCACGTGAAACATTTGGAGTCCGTTGCCCCTTTTGCAGAGCTTCGATGGAGCCCCCGGCACGGACAAACACCAGGCGAATTGGTGTGGTGGGGACCGGCCCCTGCAACAAGCCCGGCCCCCAATGCCAAAGAGGGAGCTGCCAAGCGCTCTCCAGCAAACCCAGTATACCCCACTGGCGGGGATGTTTGAAGCTAAATGATGGGCTGGCGGGCTTCCAACATCTTGATACCCCGGTGCGCACCCAGGATCTCACCGGCCATTCCGGCCATCAACGGTTGTCTACCACACCCAATGTTTCACGTGAAACATCAATAGCAGGTCGTATTGCACATGCTGCCTGTGCAACAAGTTGTGCAGGTTGTTAATTTTCCGTTAACGTAGTAGGTGTGTGTGGTGCATGAAGCATAAGCTATAGCAGGTAGCATTGTCATGCCCAAGATAGCTATGATGATTTTGCGCATTGCATTCCCCCTTCAATGACAACAAGATTATAGTATGTTTTGGCGCGGTGGACTATATTAATCTGGAACAGGGGGCTGCTCATGCCAAAAAATGTTTCTAAACGTCGCTGGAAAGCGCGGCTTATGCTCGGCAAATGGATTCCGTCCATGGTGATCTATCATTACGGCTTTGATGACCTGTACGGAGATGTTCTAGTTCATCACCCCGAAATGCCCTTTTACAAGATGGCCCCAAAGCTATGACAACGCTTACGCTCGACGGCCAGCAGATCGACATCGAGCGGCAGCTTGCTGAACTTGACCGTGTAGACTGTGAAGAGAGCCTTTACACATTCCTGAAGCACTCATGGAAATACATAGATGCGTCACCCTTCACCGAGGGCTGGCCCATTGAAGCTATAGCGGAGCATTTGCAAGCCGTAGCTGATGGCGAGATCCGCAGGCTCATCATCAACATCCCGCCACGTATGGGCAAGTCGTCCATTACCTCGTGTGCGTTTCCTGCGTGGGTATGGGCGCAGTCTCACACCAGTCCAACCTCTGGCGCGGGTGTTCAGTTCCTGCATGCCTCATACGCTCAGCAGTTGTCCCTCCGTGATAGCGTCAAATGCCGCCGCCTCATCGAAAGCCCCTGGTATCGCAGCCTTTGGGGTGACCGTTTCAAGCTGACCTCTGACCAGAACACCAAAGGGCGCTTTGACAATGACCGCAATGGTTCGCGTCTTTCCACGTCCGTGGGGTCCGCTCTTACTGGTGAAGGCGGCTCTATCATTGTTGTCGATGACCCCAATGCAGCGCAAGAAGCCTTCTCGGAAGCTACCATTGCATCGACCATCGAATGGTGGGATGGCGCGCTCTCGACCCGCCTCAACGATCCCAAAACGGGTGCCTTCGTCGTTATTCAGCAGCGGCTCTCAGAAGAAGATCTAACCGGCCATATCATGTCCAAGGACGAGGGCGAGTGGACGCATCTCTGTCTTCCAATGAGATACGAATGGTCCCGGCATTCCGTTACTTCAATTGGTTGGAATGACCCCCGTGGCTGCGATGACGACGGGGAGCCTTTGGTTGAGGTGGATGAAGACGGCAACCGCATAGCCATCAGCCCTGATGCTCAGGTTGAGCTTGACGACCGCGAAGGTGAGCTTCTTTGGCCGGATCGTTTTGGTGAAACGGAAGTTGTGATCCTTGAAAAGCAACTTGGCCCTTGGTCTGCCGCTGGTCAGCTTCAACAGCGCCCAGAACCCAAAGGCGGCGGCATTATTAAGCGTGAGTGGTGGCAACCTTGGGAGTCTACGACGTTCCCGAGTATGGATCTTATTATTGCTACGCTAGACACCGCATATACGGCCAAGACTGAGAACGATCCGTCAGCCATGACAGTATGGGGCGTATTTACAAGTGATATCTCCGTTCAAGCGCCCAGTCATGCCGGTAGCCGCCACGGAGACCGTATGGACTACGCCCGGCAATACACAGAGACCGCGCCAAGGGTTATGTTGATGCATGCGTGGCAGGGCCGCTACGAGCTGCATGATCTTGTCCTCAAAGTCTCCGAGACTTGCCGCCGCCTCAAGGTGGACACCCTCCTCATCGAAAACAAAGCCGCTGGTCATTCCGTTGCCCAGGAAATTCGCCGGATGTACGGGCATGAAAAATTTGGCGTCCACATGTTTGACCCAAAATCCCAAGACAAGCTGGCGCGGCTGTATTCGGTTCAGCACCTATTCGCCGAGGGACTGGTCTTTGCCCCCATTCGCCAGTGGGCCGAGATGGTTATTGCTCAGGTGGGCCAGTTCCCCAAGGGCAAGCATGACGACCTTGTTGATACCGTAAGCATGGCTATGAGGCATTTGCGCGAGACTGGAGCCATCATGCGCGGTGACGAGTTCAAAGCTGAACTTAGCGATAGCTTAGCATTTAAGGGCAACAATCAATGGCAGCCGCTCTATCCAATTTAGCTAAAATCTTGTAGAGTTTCTGACATCTAATGGGAAATGGACATGAGCCAAGTACTCGCAAGCGCTGTTGTAGACGTTATTACGCCTAATACGCCAAAACGTATTGGCAACTTCAGGGTCGAGGTCTGGGGCCAAGACCCCTATGACTACGTTCGTCACTATGAGATTATGGCCCAGTCTGATACAGTTGCAGCACAACAGGGCATTGCTCGTTTCGTCGCAGAGATGGAAGCTCTTGGTCTGACAGAGGAATAACTTCTATGCCAATGACGCCGGGGCTCATGGGGAATATTCGGCAAACGCAGCCTAAACAAGAGGCTCTTGGCGACAGCGAAGCCATTGTTGAAATCATTGACGACGGCCAAGATACTGAAAAAACTGATAAAAGTGGCGCTATCCTTGAAATTGAACACGCAGACGGGTCAATCACCATTTCCCTGGATGGGAAGCCTATTGATGACAACCGCGCAGAGCGTGATGAGACCGACTGGTACCGCAATCTGGTCGAGGATGTTGCCGAAAGCCACCTAAACGGCATTGCACAGGAGCTTTTGCGCGGCATTCGAGACGATATCCAGAGCCGAAATGATTGGATTGAAGACCGGGCGCAGGGAATTAAACTTCTCGGTCTTAAGATTGAGATCCCCGGCTTGCAGGGTGCGTCTGACGGCGCGCCGATTGAGGGCATGTCTAAGGTCCGACATCCGCTGCTGCTTGAAGCAGTGCTGCGATTCCAAGCCAATGCGCGTTCTGAACTGCTGCCCACCGATGGGCCGGTCAAAATTCGCAACGACAACAACAACGCAACCCTTCAAAACGACCAGTTAGCCAATGCGTTGGAGAATGATCTCAATCATTATCTGACTTCAACGGCTACAGAGTACTATCCCGACACGGATCGCATGCTTCTCATGCTCGGCTTTGGCGGTACAAGCTTCAAGAAGGTCTATTTCTGCCCGTTGCGCAATCGCCCAGTGTCTGAAAGCGTTGATGCAAACGATTTGATCGTCAATAACAGCGCGACGGACCTTAGGAACGCCAAAAGGATCACCCATCGGTCCTATATGCGTCCCAGCACCGTCAAAAGGCTCCAAATTCTTGGTGTTTACCGCGACATTGACTTATCTACACCCAAAGAGCCGGATCTTGACAGCGTTCAACGCGAAAAGAACGCTCAACAGGGCATTGCAATGGGGTCTATGAACCCTGATGACCGTGATCGTGAGATCTATGAGGTCTATTGCGAGCTAGATTTGGTTGGATTTGAGCATAAGCACAAGAAAAAGCCTTCTGGCCTTGAGATCCCATACATCGTGACCATCGATGTGTCGTCTCAGCAGGTTTTATCGGTGGTTCGCAACTATGCCGAGGATGATCAAGAGCTTCCGGTCGCTAAGCGCCGCTTTGTTAAGTACACTTTTGTGCCTGGGATGGGCTTTTATGATATTGGCCTGCTTCACATACTTGGCAATACGACAAACGCTATTACGGCTGCTTGGCGTGAGCTGCTAGACGCCGGTATGTACAACAATTTTCCCGGCTTCCTTATGGCGGATACCGGAGCCCGGCAGAACACCAACATATTCCGGGTTCCTCCTGGCGGGGGTGCTTTGGTCAAAACAAATGGCATGCCCATCAATCAAGCCATCATGCCGTTGCCGTACAAAGAGCCCTCTGGAGCCCTAATGAACCTTGTCGTTCAGATGGCTGAGACCGGCATGCGCGTTGGCGGCACCTCTGAGGTCATGGTGACCGAGGGCAAGCCTGATGCGCCCGTGGGAACGACGCTCGCTATGATCGAGCAGGCTCAGAAAGTTCTAAACTCAGTCCACAAGCGCCTTCACGCAGCTCAATCTGAAGAATTTGAGATGTTGGTTGAGTGCTTCAAAGAACATCCTGAGAGTTTTTGGCAGAAGCGCCGGAAAGCTGCATACCCTTGGGACGAAAAGACATTTGTGGACGCTTTGGACAATTACTATTTTGTCCCACAGGCGGATCCCAATACGTCGAGCCAGACCCAGCGCCTGATGAAAGTTCTGGCTCTGAAGCAGTTGGTCGCTTCTAATCCGGCTCTTTATGACCCGATTGCGGTTGATACAGCGGCGCTACAAGCCCTTGGCTGGTCTAATCCGCAACAGTTCATGATCCCGCCGTCTGCGCAGGGCAAGCCCCCGCCAGAGCTTATGCAGGCCATGGCGAAGATGCAGATCGACAAGAGCAATGCCGATGCGCGCATGATGGATAGCCAAACACGCGCCCAGGATGCTCAGGCCCGGATTGAGCTGGACCACATGCGTCTTCAGATGGAGTCAAGCCGCGATCAGGGCGACCCCGCCAAGATGGCGCAGGTCCAGACGCAGCAGATGGAAATCCAGCAGCGCAATCAAGACACGATGTTTGACGCCATCAACCGCAAGCGTGACCGCGAAAGCCGTGAGCGTCTTGCCGCCATTAAACTTGCTGAAGAGGTTATGCGTAACCCCGATGGGTTAGCTACAGCTCAGCAGTTTATCGATCCTCAAATGCTTCAGCGTCTGGAGGGCAATGAGCCCACTCTGGATGGCACCAAGACTGGAGAACTGTAATGGCTTTTGGTCTTCCCTCCGCAGAGCAAATGCGTGATTATCTGATCAGCCAAGGCGTTGATCCAGTTGTAGCTACTGAACGAGCAAACGTGGCCGCTCGCCAGAATGCTGCGCAGGCAGCTCGCACATCTGCTCTTAGTTTGGCGGCTGGTGCTGCTCCCGCACGTGCGGCTGGCGCGGCTGCTGCTGAAGCTGCTCCGGCAATTGCCCGCTCTGCCATGGGCATAGGCGAGAGAATTGCTGCTGCTCCGCGCCAGGCATGGGAATTTTTAACAAGGCCCGCAGAGGTTTTAAGAAACCCGTCAACTGGAAATTTGATTCAAAATGTTGCCCCCGGCAAAGGAATGCCATTGCCCCGCCCGGATCTTCCGTGGGGCGTTAAGATCCCTGTATTTACGCCTGCTCAGCGCGCTACGCAGGGCACCGTTGGCGGCTTGGCTCTTGGCGCGGGCGCTACTGGCGTTGGCGCATTGGCTGACCGGCCTACTGCTGCGCCGCCGCCCGTCATACCTGCGGATGGGACTATATCCGGTGAAGGCTATGGTTCTCGTTATGATCAGGCCATGGCAGACGGTTCTATATCTGGTGAGCAATATGGCGAACGCGCCAACATGCTTGCTGCCAGAGCTTTAGGCGAAGCTGCGGGTCTTCCTATGCGGCGTCCATCTGCTGCGCCTTCTTTGGAAAGCCGCCAAGCTGCCGCTCAAACAATGGCTGACAGGGCACCCGCGCCAATGCGCCGCCCTGATGAAGGCATTCTTTCCCGCATTTTTTCTGGGCAAGATTACCAGTCCAACAGCAGGCCGGTAAACGAGCCCATGGGTGGTGCGCCGGTTAACTGGGGCAACTCCGACAGCGCTGCTGATTTCTTTCGTGCTGACAAGGCGTTAATGGCCAAGCGCAGGGAAGAAGAAGGCATGAAGCGTGGCGGGGCCGCCAACGCCAAACCTGATTCGCTTCACAAAGCCCTTGAGATCATCCATCACCTTCTGACCCGCAGTCATTAAGGGCTCAGCCATGAAGCGTCCTACTTCCATCAGCGAAGCCCTGCGTCTAGCCCGCAAGCGTTATGCTGATGGGGGTGGTGCTGATGAAATAGTGAATGTTGCGCCTCCAACACCTTTGGGGTTTCTTGATCGCCTTTTTGGTAAAGAACAACCAGTTTCGTATGGCCGCGCTACGCCAGATCAATCTTGGCCGTCAGAAGAAAAATTAGCTACTTCTAGACAGTATGATCAAACGTATGGGAACCCGGTTGCGCCCACTTTGGCAGAAGGTGCAATGATAGACAGACCGTCTTTTGCGCAGGCTCAAAAACGATATTTAAGCAAATCAGATACCCCTAATCTACAACCTGTTGATCAAGAGCAAAGAGATCGGCTCGAAACAGCGTGGCTTGCCGCTAATAAAACTGCGCTTGGATCTTTAGGATTTGATCCTCGGCACATTGCATCTACGCCTGCAACAAAAGAAGCGACAACCGTGGCTGGTTTTTACAAACCAGAAAACGATAAAATTTGGTATAATGAAAAGTATCCATCTACTATTATCCATGAATCTCTTCATCGTGGGATTCAAGAATTAAAAGATGCTGGCAAATTGCCAGATTGGCTAAAAAGTAACATGGAAGAGACGCTTGTCCGTGGAATGATGTTAAAACATCTTGGCAATATAGAAATGGGCCGGGGGGAAACGGGAAACAAGCAAATTCAATATGCTCAAAATCTTATGGAACCTCGTATGAGCCATGGGGCAGTATGGGCAACTAACCACGGAAAATCTTTCCCTCATATGCTTACAGAGCTGGAAAGCTTAGCTGCTCAACATTTGTATGAAAAGCAACCTCGTGGGCCACGCGCTGATGGCGGTCGCAATGAAGCAGTTAAAATTGCCCGTCAAAGATATGCTGATGGAGGTAGCCCTAGTTACGGCGACACGGCCTATGAGCAGCTTCTGAAAGACATAGCTGCTCAAAAAGCTAAGGCATTGCCTGATATACCGGGATTAAGGCGAGATCCGGCAAAGGTGGCAGCGTCTGCTCCCGCTGCGGTCAAGCATGAACTTGGTGGGTATGAGCCAGTAGCTGAGCCTGTAGTCAAGCCTCCAATCACTGGCGGGGGTTCCGAAGGCGGTGGAGGGCTATCCAGTTCGTATGGATTACCTTCTGCTACCCCAGAAGGGATAATGTCATCTACGTCTACGGGGGCAGCCGCGCCAGCAGGGGCAACGCCTGGGTTCTCGTTTACGGGTGCGCCCATTGGGCATGTAGATGCATATGATCTACCAGCGCCTGAACCTGCTGCACCGCTTGAAGCGCGCTCTGTTCAAACCACTTCTGTTGCGCCCACTCCCGGCATGTTTTCTGGGTCATACACTGGGCAACCAACAGTTCAAAACAATGCAGTGGCAAATCAGGCAGCTCTTGGTGCCCAGGTTGGTGCTCAAGTTGGCAACGCACTGAACACAATAGGCACATCCCCAACGGCGGCGGCTCCAGCGGCTTCTACGGGTCAATCTTCAGGTCCATTTGGGGCCCTTGGGCCGGGACCACAGAACAATCAAGCCGTATTTGACGCCATGGGCAACGTAGCAGTTCCCGGTGCTAACCCTTATGGGGCAGCGCCTTCTGCCGCCGCACCAGCAACATCAATAGGGTCGTCATCCAAAGGCACAACGCCTGGTGTCCAGCAGCCTTCATTTGTTGCAGCCCCAGCGTTTGCTACTGCCGAAGAATTGGGGGATATCCCCGCAGATATGATTGGTCCGACGCCCGCTGGCGCAGCTTTTACAGCAGGCATGGCGGATCAATCCATAAGCGGAGAAACTGGGTCATTTGGCGCTGCTCCTGCTGCGCCATCTGCGCCATCTGCGCCAGACACACCATCAGCCCCCGCAGAAACCGCAGCAACAAGTACTCCATTTGGAATGTCTATATCGGAGGCTAGTCCAGCTACGGCTGCTGCAATGGCAGCAGCACAAAGTGACGATGATGCTGCCGCTGCGGACGCTGCTGCTGCCGCAGATGCTGCTGCTGCTGAAGGGGCTGCATCGGATACCGGATCAGATTCTGGTAGCTGGGGCGGCGATGGGGACTCTGGCGGCGGTGGCGATGGTGGGGGTGGTAGTGATGGTGGTGGGGGCGACGGAGGCGGCGGCGATGGCGGCGGTGGCGGCGATGGCGGCGGCGGTGGTGAAAAACGTGGTGGGCTTGTGAGCAAAACTAGCCGTGTCGCTAGAGATAACATGGTAAAAAAAGCATTGAATGTTTCCGCTAAACGCAGGCCAAAAGCTAAGTTGCAAAAAGCAAAAGGTCGCTCTGTTGTTGAACAAGCTGTTGTGGTAGCGTCTAAACTGGCAAACCGCCAACGGGGACGCCCGTAATCCTGGTACTAGGAGTCGTCATGTCTGATATGGCAAAACAGGCCCGTGCGGCCATGAAGGCTAAGGCTAAACGCCTTGGCGAAGACCGTCCAACCGAGAAGGTTGATTCGTCCACTTGGACGCCGCCTGAGCTGCTCAATGCAGACGTGAAGACTGGCATGCGCCCCATCACTCGTCGGGCATACAAGTCTGGCGGCAAAGTTGAAGGTGCTAAGGCTATTGCCAACATGGGCAAGTCTCCCCGCACCGGCAATAAGCCAATCACGGCTGACTCCCTTGTGAACAAAAACATGAAGGAAGCCAACGAAGAGCGCGAAGGCTACAAGCACATTGGTGGCTTGAAGTCTGGTGGCCGCGCCAAGAAGATGGTTGGTGGCCCGATGGAGGGTGCCCAGCGGATGATGCAGCGCGCTCAGTCTGTTGGCGATGTTCCCGGCGCTACCATGAATTTTTCGCCCATCAAGAAGGGATCAATTTCCCCGGCTCGCGGTGTTGGCCTCAAGAAGGGCGGCTCTGCTGAAAAGCATGAGGACGTTGCTGAAGACAAGGCGCTCATTAAGAAGATGGTGAAGCCGTCTGCCCGCACTGGCAAAGCTGAAGGTGGGGAAGCCAAAGAAACATGGACGCCAAATCTTCTGGTAAAAACAACCAGCGAACCTCTTACTTCGCAGGGAAGCGGCACATTTGTCCGTAACCCTGAAAAAGAAAAAACATTTACCCGCGATTACCCTCCGCAGCCAAAGCCAAAAGCAGCATCCGGTGGGCATATCATTAAAAAAGAAGTTCGCGCCAAGCGGGCTACTGGCGGTCAGGTCTTCTCTGGCCCCGGCTATCCCGGCAAAGTTCCCGGCGTAGTCCCCGGCGGTCGCACTGCTCATGCTCGCGGCGGCAAAGCTAAGGGCAAGACCAATATCAACATCATCATTGGCGGGGGCAAGCCGGGCGCTATGCCAACCGATCCAATGGGCGGGCCTACGCTTCCTCCTGGTATTGGCGCTGGCCCTCCAGGTGGCATTCCTGTTCAGGTGCCGCCTAATGCGCCTCCTCCGGGCGCGGGAGCTATGCCAATGCCGATGCCCATCCCGATGCCGGGTCCTGCGGGTCCTGCTGGCCCTCCTGGTATGCCAATGCCCCGCAAGTCTGGCGGGCGTGCGTATCGGTCCTATAAGGACATGGATGCTGGCGCGGGCTCTGGCAAAGGCCGTCTTGAGAAGACCGAGATTGCTGAGCGCAGCGCTCGTAAAGTGGGTGGCCGTACATACAGCTCCTACAAGGATATGGATGCCAGCGCCGCCAATGGCAAAGGTCGTCTAGAAAAGGCTGAGATTGCCTCAAAGACTGCTCGCATTGAGCCGGGCAACTACTGAATTTGCAGCGTAGCGCTTAAGCTGCAAATTGGGTGGAGATGCGATCCCCCTTCGTATCTCCACCCTCCAACCACAAGGGGGAACCGCAGGGGGCGGTCTATGAAGACAACATATCAAGCATACTATCAGTATGAGCTGAAGAAACTCATCGGTGCTGAGATTGAGCGACTTAAAGAAGCTCTTGTAAGCTCTTATCAAATCGACGGTTTTGACTTTTCGGGCTACCGACACCATGTAGGTAGAGTCGAAGGACTTCGCATGGCACTTGACCTGTGCGATGAGGCGGAAGCCATTGCTAATGGCAAAGAGTAGGGGGAATAGACATGCCTTTTATGATTATGGAACATGAAGTAGATCCGGCTGAGAGCATACGAAATGAAATGGGGGACATTTCTTCAGTTGAGGTGTTCAACAATCAGGTGCTGGTGGCGGTGTACATTCGCCCGCAGAAGACCAAAAGTGGGATCATTTTGACCAACCAAACAACGGATGAAGACCGTTATCAGTCAAAGGTTGGTCTTGTCCTTAAGAAGGGCCCACAGGCTTTTGAAGATGTCTCCGGTCAATGGTTTAATGGCCTGAACATCGAAGAAGGCGACTGGATTGTGTTTCGCCCGTCTGATGGCTGGAACATTACGGTCAACAATGTCCTCTGCCGCATAATTGACGATGTGAATATCAGGGGTCGCGTCGATCAGCCTGATCGCGTCTGGTAATAGGAGAAACCCATGTCTGGTGACGACGAACAGATTGAGTTTAAGTTAGATGATGCCCCGCCAGTAGAGGCGTCCAAGAGTGACGAACCGGAAATTGAAATTGTTGATGATCCGGTTGCTGAAGATACCAAAGCCCCCGAAAAAGATGTCGATAAGGCATTGAAAAAGCTTAATAAAAAGCTTGAGGAGGAGCGCAAAGCCCGCATGGATGCTGAAGCCATAGCGCGGCAGGCCACTGAGCATGCTCGTTTAGCCCAGAATGAAGCCAGTGACAGCAATCTTCATTTGGTAAACGGGGCCATTGAGTCTGTGCGCCGCGACCAGGAGATCCTGAAGGCAAACCTGCGGGATGCAATGGCTATTGGCGACTTTGACAAAGCCGCTGAGCTTCAGGAGCAGATGGCTGGGAACATTACAAACCTTCGTCAACTTGAGCGTGGGTTTGAAGAAATGAAGCAGCAGCCTCGGATGCAACCGCAGGCTCAGGCACCCAGTGAATTGACGGTAGATACGTTGATTGACCGGGTAACCCCACGATCTGCTGAGTGGTTGAAGAGAAACCGGGATGCTTTGCCTGATGCGCGGTCTATTCGTGTGATGGCGCGGGCGCATGAGGACGCAATTGATTATGGGATTGCTCCTGAATCCGATGCGTATTTCCAGTTTGTTGAGAACAGAATGGGAATTAGCTCTAACCGCCGGTCTATCCCTGAAGTGGACAATGTTATGTCTGATGCTTCGTCGTCTAAGCAAAGGCGTTCAACCCCTCCGTCAGCCCCGGTATCTCGCCAGCCGATTGATTCACCAAATCACCGTCCTGGAGTGATTACTTTGACCGCCGCAGAGGTAGAAGCCGCTAAAATCAGCGGAATTACGCCTCAAGAGTACTATCGCAACAAGATGCGCGAGAACAATCGCTTGAACTGAGGAGAGTTAAATGACTGATTCTACTGCAAAACGTCGCGGTCGCCCGCCCAGGACACTTGTCGAGGCTATTGCTGACAACAATCTGCCATCGGAAGCTGATAACTTTGCGCCGGTAAAGGAGCGCCCACCTATGCGTCCTGCTATGAGGGAAGATGACCCAAGAGTTGCTGCGGCTCGCCGTGCGGCTGAAATTCGCAACCAGTTTGAGAACGTGGATGAAGGTGCAGATGAATTTCGCACCCCGACCGCGCCAGATGGGTGGCATTACGAGTGGAAGCGCCGCACATTGCTGGGCCAAGAAGATCCTGCGTATCAGGTTGAGTTGGCGCGCATGGGTTGGGAAGCCGTTTCGACTAAACGTCACCCAGAAATGATGCCAGTGCAGGGAAATCATCCCATAATTGAACGAAAAGGAATGGTTTTGATGCAGCGCCCGGCAGTTATTTCGGATGAAGCGCGGTCAAATGAGCTAAGAAAAGCGCGAAACCAAGTTCGCGTGAAAGAACAACAGCTTAACGCTGCCCCGGATGGCACTTTGACCCGTGATCATCCCAGCGCTCGCGCCCAAATCAAGAAGGGATATTCCCCAATTGAAGTGCCTGGCGACTAGTATTTGACATTTTGGAGGGGTCGCCTTGAGCGGCCCCTTTACATTATGAAATTATAATTGTAATTTTGCTTTTGAGATCCTTATGGATCGACCCCATCCCCCGGCGCGGATGGTTAAACTTCCCCCGGCTTCCGAATCTCCCCGGCGCGAGATGACGAGCCTCCTGAAAAAGGAGATTCCGTCATGGCGAACACTGCCGCCTATAACGGTTTTCAACAGTACAGCGGGACTGGCTCTGCTCCGACCTATGAGCAGGTTGCTGTCCAGATTGCTTACAATGCTTCTGCCATCTTCCAGGGCGACCCCGTAAACCCCGATGCTAACGGCTACGTTGTTGTTGGCGTTACCACAGCGTCTAGCGGTAACACGCAGATCGCGGGTATCTTTGTTGGTTGCCAGTATCTGTCGGTTTCGCAGAAGCGCACCGTCTGGTCCAACTACTGGCCCGGCTCCGATGTCGCCTCGACCAACGTGGTCACCGGCTACATCATCAATGATCCCAACGCCAAGTTTGTCGCCCAGTTCGGCAACGTCAGTGTTGATCAGGGTTATGTGAACTCCGCTGTTGGCTTCAACATCGGCACCGGCAACACTGCTAACGGCATCTCTGGTGCGTATCTTGCCACTCTTGGCACGACCGACACGAGCTTCCCATTCAAGGTTGTGGCGCTTGTCACTGATCCTCCGGGCGTAAACGGCACTTCTACTGGTGCTTATGCCAAGGCGATTGTGGCGTTCAACTATGTCCAGACCAAAGCTCTCACGGGCACGTAACAAGGAGTAGAAAGTCATGGCTGTTAATCTCAGTTCCATTAAAGACCTTCTGCTCCCCGGCCTCCGTGGGGTTGAAGGTAAGTATGAGCAGATCCCTGCTCAGTACGACAAGATCTTCACCAAGCATGAGTCAAAGATGGCTCTTGAGCGCACTGCTGAAATGCGCTTCTTGGGTCTTGCTCAGCTTAAGACCGAAGGCGGTCAGACTGCCTTTGATAACGGCGCTGGCGAACGCTACGTCTACAACCAGGAGCATACTGAGATCGCTCTCGGCTATGCCATCACTCGTAAAGCGATTGATGACAACCTGTACAAGACCCAGTTC